CCAGAATGCTTAAAGCTTCAGACATTATGAACACACATGGTTCAGTCACCAGCTCAGGTTCTCATGGTGTCATAGTCTCTAATTACAAAACTCAAGTCATTGAAAAGGAAAACAAGCCTAAACTGACAAAGAAGGTTTTTGTGAATCAGAACAACAAATGTTATGCTACTGTGCTACAAGACATATATGATTTTCTCACTGATGAACCAGCTAAGTCCATCCCAGATGATTGGACTAGTGTGGAAGCTGAGTTTGAAAACACAAAAAGAGAAATGACTGATGAAATTCTGACTTGTGGCCTTAGACATAGCGATCAAATTTGGGCTTTGGTATCCAGACATATATCAAATCTGACACAATTTGTTTCTAAAATGACCCACAAAGATCAGATTGGGCAAAGAGAGATCGCAACACTAAACGCTGCTTCAAGGATCTGCTGTTATTATGTGGAAGAATTTTCTAGATTGATTAGAGACACTGAGCATAAAAATGGCATGCAAGTTGACCTAATTGAAAGAAAAGATAAAGAAGTCATTGTCAAAGCAGCTTTCAACAAAAGCAGAATATTAGCAGCTGAAGGCAAAACAGTAGTGTATGATTCTGCTGATTGTTCTAAATGGGGACCTTCCATGTTGGTGTCGATTATGTACATATCACTAGGCATGAGAATTCATGATGTCCACATTAGAGAAACAGTCATGAGATGCATGCACCTGTTTGGTAATAAAGTGTACAAACTTCCAGATTCTTTATACACAACAACTGATTTGGATCACACTGAAGAAGAAACAAACGCAGTGTCCAGAGCTAGAAATGAAATTCGGAACATGACTTGGCCTTTGGGTAGAGCAGATCTTCAAATCATCAATTTACCTGAGAGCATGCATCAAGGTATTCTTGGTGTCACATCTTCAGTGTTGGGAACAGACATGTTAAACCTTTCTAGATATGTGTCTCACAAATTATATGATGGGAAAATAAATGTTGATCCATTTTGCACTTCAGATGATTATACTAGGATTATCACATTCTCCGGTGTTGGTTATGAGGAAGTTTCTTTATCTGTGGTGATCAAACGAACTTTATCAATTCACTGTAGAATTTCAGACTCTTTTGGAATCAAAAGGAATATGGAAAAAAGCACACACTCTACAGTGGTGATGGAATTTAACTCTGTTTTTTACACTCAAAGTTCAGAAAATAGACCTGACATCAAGTCTCGCTTAGCATACGTGGACTTTGGACATTCCTATGATCCTTACCCTAATGCCTTAGAATGCTTGACTAAAGGGTCAGAATTCTTGAGATCAGAAGGAAGCTTGCATGGTGCCATTTGGGTTCAGCTACTCAACACTCATCTGAGCATGTTGCAAAACCAAGGAGTGAGGTTATT